GCGCCCCCACCCACTCCCGCTAGGGAGGGCCGCCGGCTGTCACGCCGAACGGCACGCTTCGGACTTTATTCTCCGCTAACCTGACGATAGTCAGGGAAGTAAGGTAGGTCCGTGTTCACTAGATCGTGGCTTTTGCGCTTACGCGCAAATGACGGTCTCTCAACCGCGTCAAACTCAGACGTTTGGGAACCACTACTCGTTTCTAGGCACTCCATTGTGGTGTACCCTTTTGGGTCGCGACGGAATTCGCGCAACCAGAAGTAGCGATCGCCATTTAGCAGATAGGGTTTCCCCGGACTGCGAGTCAGAGTGCCATGTAGCCAACTTAGATAGCCCCCGATATGCCGGTGCTGACGGTCGTCCGTGATGAACTTTAGTTCTTTACGCGGACGGTCGCCAGTCACTAGGGCATTCCGAGAGCCAAATCGTTGGCCACCCCACAGAGACTTGGGCACGTGTTCCCTCCACTTAAGAAGGAAATCATAGTACCTGTAATCTAAGACCCCAAGATCCCGTGTCCCGTGTTCCGTAACATTGTTGAGAAACAATATTAGGTCACTAAGACGAGTAATCGGGCCTCGAAGGTAAAAGGGTGTCACATCGATACCGTTACGCCAATGGGCACCGCAGCTCTCCCGGAATTCACCGGACCAAAACGACTTACTTGCGTTTGTCGTAAAGCCGCAATACTTCAGCGCCATGATGAATGGCTCCACCATGTCGACGGGAACAATTAGATCGTCCCCGTAAACGGAAATCGTGCCTTTTATCTTCAGAAGGTACGCCACACTCTTCGCAAGAGCGAAGAACAGCAAGGATTCGAGTTCAAATGTAAACCCATTACCCATACTGCTGAACATCTGGCACTCGTGCCAGGTGCCGTCAATATCCGTTTTACGGGATCGGACGGTATCTAATGCATCGTACCAATCAGTCGGAACCGACCTCATTACAAAGGCCGTCGTCACGCTATCACTAGCGCTAGACAAGTCGAGCGTTGCCAAATTCCCATTGAGGGAACCCTGCTTCGCTAGACGTTGGTTTATCCGCTGATCATTCAGATTGATTCCGGCTCTCGTCCGCAACTTTCGTCGCAATTGGTCGCCGAGACCTTTCTGCATGAAAACGTTGATATCGGGCTCTTTACAAGCCACGCGATCAATGTCTGAAGACTTAGGTACAGTGAACAGGACGTTCCCCCTTACGACACGCCCGCACCTTCCGGTGTCGTGCATGTGTCGAGCCCAGGCATCATCGGCGTCCAACCGACGATGAAATTCAACCCAGGCTTCAGGGGTAGCGTCAGCTTCATCTCGAAACTTCAGGGCTGGATGACCCTGCGTCCTCTTCTTGCTGGTCGTGGCTCCGCCACTGAATCCGCCGAGGGCGATATCCAGATTAGGAGAATTACCAACAATACGAAAGACTTCACGCCGCACTTGAATAAACAAGCGCTCCACCGTC